CAATTGTTACACCTTGGACTGCTCCGGCATTTTCGTATGCACCATGACCTTTTTGATCTGAAAAATTGATGTTGTACGTGTTTCCACTGCCACTGCTACCATCTCCACCGCCTCCACCGCCTCCACGTCCACCGCCGCCTCTACGACGACCACCACCGAAGCGGCCTCCTTCGCCATAAACAACATTATGAAGGGGATTGAGGGGACTCCAAACACTTTGCATTTGTTGGGCTATAAATCCGGCCTGGGGCTGTTGACGTGGGTCTCCGTCAAAGTTCTTTGCTACACCAGCGGCAGGGGCTTTAAAAGGTTGCGCGGTAGGGCCCTGCTCCATATCCCTGGGATTACGACCAGTAACGTTATAAATCGGCTGAGTGTTTACAGATCCAAAACGATTTGCGGTCATACTTAATTATACCCATAGGCTTTGCATTGAGTATCTGCCCGAACCACTGAATTGATCGTCGGTCATTTGTGCCCTCTGGAGCATTACTGGTGCACCGGACACCCATGACCTATAAGTAGGGGCATACCTATCCACTGACAATATGTCAAGCACCCCCAGTTCGTTCTTGACAAAGCCTCGAGTCTGGGGCATCAATTGCTGGGGAACAACAGGGCGGGTTTGTCGGATGGTATCTAAATCGGAAATGGCTGATTGTAGGGCGATATCTACCAGCATCTCTTCACGTGATTGCCACGGACGACGAGATCGGTAGTTATCGACAGCCATTACTTTTTCTTAGCTTTCTTAGTTTTCTTTGATTTTTCTGCGGGAACGCAATTAGGAACTAATTTACCGTTCTTCTTCTTCATGCCTTTTTGCACGTAGCCATCCCAGCAAGGACCTTGTTTAGCCATTACTTTTTCTTCTTTGCTACTGCCATGTTGTCTACGAGGTTGGGGTAAGGGCGGCCTGCTTTTTTAGCGCGAGCCTTGGCCTCAGCCTTTTCAGACGGGTCAAGCTTCTCTGACTTTTTCTTGGGATTCTTTTTATCCCATACTTTTTTCTTTGACATTTAACAGTCCCACTTTCTCAATGATTTGTTAATACGGCTATCTGGATCACGTGCGGTTTTAGACGACGTGTTTTTCTTTTTCATGCCCTCCATTCGAGCACAAAAAGACTTTCGGCGCTTTGCCTTTGACTTTGATTTGGAAGCTTCTTCACGTGACACGGGCGGCTTGAGGTTGTGCCCCTCTTTTTTAGCAGACGCACGTCCTTTAGCGTTCAAGCCACCTTCGGGATTTTTACCCTCTTTACGTTGCCACGCTGCTGTTTTAGCCATTGTTTTTGGTAGTGCGTCGACCACCACGTGTGGCATTCTTGGCTCGAGGATGGTTAGCAGCAGCACCGCTGTTACTTATTACCCCACCTTTGCCACCACCGGCTGCACGACCACTATTGGTGATCGTCGAAGGCAAACCACCGCCTGCACCTCCACCGCCACCATAATTTATTGTCTGGTTGTTGGTAGAAAACGGACTGCCACCGGTTATATCGCCACTGTTATTTCCGCCAATGTTTACACCTTGGACTGCCCCAACATTGTTAAATGCTGAATGTCCGCCCTGGAAAGCACCAGAACGACCACTTGCTGGGGCACCACCGCCACCCGCTGGAGCACCACCGTCTGATGGAGAGGTTGGAGCGTCTTCGAGGCCTTTTCCTCGAAGCCTTCCTTTACCACCGCCTGCCGGAGGAGTCGGAGGGACTGCACCACCACCTGAACCAGATGGTGGAGTCGGAGGAGACGGAGGAGCGTCTGCCGCTGCTTGTGCCTCTCCTCTCTTTCGTATGTCTACTTCAGATCCACCAAGCCACTTGCCAACTTTAGCAAGTGTTCCTCGAAGCCTTCCACCCTTTTTGGAAGAATCCTCAGTTGGGGCTGAGGGGTTAACAGGTGTAACTTCTGGACCCTTGGCTGGAGATTTACTAGGCTCGCTAACGAGTCCTGTATCTTTATCCCACTCGTCTGTACGCATCATTTCCATGCCGCCTCGACTTGCACGTTCGGCTGAAGCTTTACGCTCTTCGTCCCAATAGCCACCATCACCCTTTTTCTTTGCGCCAAAGTTCTTGGGCTTACCAGTACCGCCCTTTTTGGTGTCTTCAGGAGCTTCTCCGTATGACATACCGCCACCTGCGGCCTTTGCATCGTCCCAGATGGTGCTCTTTTCTTTCTTTGCGCCAAAGTTACGAGGACCAGTTGATGGGGAGTCTTCTTTCTTTGCTGGAGCATCTTCTTTCTTTGCCATTGATTCGGATGCCTTATTAACGGCAGCATCCACTGCTGGAGTGGTCTTCTTCGGACGACCACGCGGCCTCTTTTCCTTGGAGGCAGCGGGCTGCTTCTCGGCGGCGGGCTGCTTCTCAGCAGCGGGCTTCTTTTTCTTGGAGTCAGTTTTCTTTTCTTCCTTGGCCTCTGGTGCGTTTGCAGGCGTATCTGGAGTCTTCATTTCAGAAGATTTATCTTTCTTTTTTGCCACAGTGGGATCCTTTCGCTCACTTGCTTTTCGCTCTTTAACTTCTGTATCTTCTAGGTTGTATGACTCCTCTGTTTTTGGATCAAGAAGCCGCTTCAATTCTTTTTGACTATTTGCAACATTCTTCGCCAAAAAGTCTTGATGCTTTTTTAATTTGTCGCCAGTTAAACCTGGTTCATATCTTGTACCACCTGGGCTTACCATGCTACGTACTTGTCCGCCCTCGCCCGTACCAAACACCTTGCCGGGATCGGCAATAATACGTTCATGCATACGAATATGCCGCTTCAAACGCGAGTTTTTAACCTTGTCAGCAGCAGATGCTTTCTTTTTCTCAGCCATAGATCCTCCAGAATATCATTAAAAGAGCTCTAATTGCTCTGCTCCCCAGTCACCGCCAAATTGGTTCTTGGATAAGGGTTTTGATGGGGCTTTTGGCTTTTCAACTTTTGTTGGGCTGGGCTTTGGCTTCTTTTTTGACTTAGGGGCATTCTGTTCTTCTACGTTGCGTCGTAGGGCTTCGTGGTTTGGAACGTGGTTAGTTACGTATTCTTCAATAGTAGTTTTAGGCTGACCTGCTCGAACCCTGTCATATTGGTGTTGTATAAATCCTCGATATTCAGGGTAATAATGACCAGTTTCCCAGTCCTTAGCTGGTAATGCCCCCACGCCTTTAGTAAGCCACTTTCCAGTAATTACATGGTGGGAGTTATCATCCCAGGAAAGGGTGTCCATTGGGTTGTGATCAGCATCATCTCTTGACCTTATTTTACGTTTAACACCCTTTTTGGGAAGTTGATCTTTTGTCATAAAATCTAGTTCGTCATACCCAAATCTTGCTACTTCGTCAGTGTACGACCCGCTGAAAACTCTTTTGGGGTAATAATCTTTTCCTGATAGATGTCCACCAGTTTTTTCTCTGTAGTAGTGGTTGTAATAATTGTCGGTTGCTGCCTCTTTTATGTCAAAAGCATCCGGTAACCTCAACCCAGACATATACTCATTTGCTTCTTTTTCAAGACTAGGAATGTGTCTCATGTTGTCATCAAGACTTGTTCCTTCGTAAAAATGCGGGGTCATATCCCAAGGTTCTCCGGGATTGGGATTTGCATAATGGCTGCGACTCCACCAACTCGCATCTTCATCTTCAAAGTTTTGAGAATCTTTTATATCTTGTTTGTATCCTTTGACGTGCATTAAATTATTAGCTGCACTAGTCATTGCTGTGTGGCTAACCGGGTACAAATACTCAGGCGCAACATCAAAACGCTTTAAGGAGTTGCTTGTGCCTTTACGGGCCATACTTATCTCCAGGTTGGGCGCAGAGTCTGCAATTGCGCCCTTCGCTCAGCATTGACTTCGACAGTTACTTCTTGATCGGTGGTCCTGGGCAAACCTTTAGGGCCGACTTTGCCATCGTTCGTTAGGCGTACAGGCTCAGCTCCCGGAGGTGCAAACTTTATACCAGCCTGTTGGTACTGAAGACCAGTGTAAAGATTGAACTCTTGAGGCCAGAGGTAATCACCTTGGTTGATGCGTTCACCTTTGTGAACACCACGAGAGTACTGTCGAGCATTCATTCGGCTCAACGTGCCAAGGATCTTGTCCTGTCGTCGGTTGGCCGACATTGTCCCTAAGTATCCGTCTGGATACGTAGTGTCTTGCAGGGTTCGATACCCTGCTAGTTGGTAGTCCTTTGCGCTGCGAAAAACAGGTGCGGGGCCAAGAAGAGGTTGCGACCCAGCGTCGGGTGGCATGCTGGGGTTATTCCAGTTAGCAAATGCTTGCGTCTGCTGGCTCATTTCTTACCTCTACCCTTTGGCGTTCTTTTACGTACATACAAGTATCCACCATCTCCGTCATCAATGTATGGAACTGCACCAGCTACGTCTACGCGTTCTACTAAATTTAAAGCCTTTTTTCTACTTATAGGCTTGTGCCAATTATCTGCTGAAAGAGCGTATCTGGCAGCGTCTTCGGGCTTGTGTGTGACCCATATGGCCTCATGATTTCTAAACTGTCGCAAAAACCCTTTTGGGATATCGTTACCACGTTCCCGTTCGGTTTTTACTATATCCTTAAGATTTCCCCATTGGGGAGAATTTAACATATCACTAGCTCTGTAACCAAACTTCTGTGGTTTTACAACAGGAAGAATTGGTTTTTTACCAGTCATCCCCTACCGCCCATGGATGTCATAAAACCGCCACCGGCTCCGGCAGCGGATGAAATAGGCCTGGGCTTGGCTTTCTTTTTGGTGGTTTTCTTTTTCTTAGGCATACCAATCGTCATCTTTGTTGGGCCACTTGTCTTTGTTTTTATCTTCGGGGTAACCATCCGGGAAACCATCTTTTTGAATTCGGGGCTTTTTGGGCGGCTTTTTACCGCTACCACCAGCATCGGTTTTTTTTACTTTTTTTGGATACCTAGTTTCTTTATAATCTTTTGGTAGTTGGTATTTATCATAATTCTCATTTTGGTTACGCAATGGTTCGTCTTGATAAAGACTTTCGTCTTGACCAATCACACCCATCTTTTTGCCGATGTGGTCCATGGTGCGCATGGCATACGACGTAAATCGGCCAGCGGTTCCCGGGCGTTTCATGCCTAACTTTGGAAGATCAACCTGGCTTTGGTAATGCGCCTCTAGTGGATGAATATCCCTAACCTTGTAATCAGGTGATTCGCTATGGGCAGCATCTCGAGCTGCGGAAGCTTTGCGACCACGATACTCATTGATATCGGTGATCGAACCTTTGGGCTGGTCGTGCTTTCGAATAAAACCCATATTAAAACTTAGATCCTAATGTCTTTGTGGTATTCACCCTGTTTCATTTTTTCTTCGTGAGCTTGCTTTTCTTCGTGAGCCTTGGCTGCTTCAGCACGTGGCTTCCTACCATACGTCTTTTTGTCGTACTTCTCGACACCCTTGAACCCGCCCTTAGCGTACGCTTCGGCAACTCCACCCTTGGCAACCGACTCAATACGACCATCCTTTTTTTCTCTAAAGGTGTTCTGGCCAAAAGTGTCAAGCCTACGTTCTTCGTCTGCGCGGGCACGGTCATAAACACGACCACGCCTTTGTGATTCGTCACGATTCTTGGGTTTGTTAATTTCCTTCATCGCCTTGTCTTTACGGCGCTGTTCTTTCTTAGACAACGGAACAGCTGGAGCAGTGGACTCACTATCGATTTGAACTTTGTAGCCAACACTGCCATCTGGCTTGGCATACCTTTTTGTATCCCCACGCATTACTGACTGGTGCACATCATCTATGTTGCGTACGGGCGGGGGTTTGGTCACGCCATGCGGATCGTCGTAGCGCCCACCATGATGACCTTTGTGTCGAAACAACGGCATGACTACCTCACTACAGGTTTAAAGGAGATTGCCGAAATGCTCTCTCCGTTCTCTCCAATAATATCATCAAAGCCAATAATGTAGGTCAGATCAATACCACGGGGGGCAACAAAACCACGTGCAATAGCAGCAGATTTTGCTGCTTGGTTAACCGCACTGGCTCCAATTGCTCGCATCTTGGGAAAATGTCCAGCAACGACAGATCTAGCCAAAATTGAGCCTACACTTTGAGGATTACTACTTCCCGAAACTTTAAGGACATCGTCAATCTTTGTAACCTGTTCTTCAGCCATATTGTCTCCTAACAATGAACCTAAAACAAGTTTAGCAGAACCCCAAATCTTTTAAAATAGCAACAATGTCGGACAAGCGCATGACCGCGTAGGAATCACCAAGTGATTTTTCTCCCTTGCCGGGGCGTTTAACCACCAAAATGGGCAGGGCAGCTTGGCGAAAAGCAGTTTCAGAAAGGGGGGCATTGTCTAGTCGGACAGCCTGATCCACGGTGTCGTTAAGCCACTCACTTAACTTAAACGTTTTTTGATTCTTGCATTGAATACAAGCTTTTCGGACAATAGTAACACCAGAATTGTGTCTGGTCTGCTCTATGCCGTGAATGTCTCCTTTATCTTGCCCGCCTTCCAACGCTGTGCGGTGGGCTTTCTCAAAGCCATTGGCGTTAAGATATTCACGTATGGCAGTCTCAAACGACGTGCCTTTGGCTTTATGTTTATTACCCATCGATCTTTTCCCACTCAGCTTGACTAAACCCACGAATACGACCATCGGTTTCGATGTACACCCAGGTCGGTGCATCTGGGTCACAACCGCAACCCGTTATTTGACGGGGGTTGTGCTCAACTATCGTTCCGCACTTTAGACACCTAACTTTGATCATGGTATGTATTTATACAGTTTCTTTTCGTGCGGAACAATACTAATACGACGACTCAGTTCCCTTGACAGGAGATGAGAGCCACGTTCACATCGATCAAATACTGTATCAACAAGTTTTCGGTACGCACGGGCTTTTGTATAGGCGTTTTGGGCGCTCACTACAGTTTCTGACACACTGCTTTTCGCCTTAGCAATAGTGACTAACTCACCTTTGATTTTGGTATCCCACTGATTAATCAACGTAGTGGCTTTGGCAAAATCTAGATCGTTGGAAAAGCTCTCTTCTGCAATCTCGGCAAGAACTAACTGTGACTTTGCGTAGTTAAGCCAAGCCGTGTATTGGGCGTAATACTTCATTAACTCCGAATCGGTCAAATCATCAAGGTTAAATGGAATATCTGGAATTTCATTGCCGGGTTTAGTCGGCAACGAAAAATGTTGATGAAAATTTCCGTACTCTTCTTCAAGGGTTTCAATTGACATGACACTCACGCTTTCCAGCACCTTTCTTTGTAGTGACAGTTTTTGCAGGTTGTGTGGGTTTGTTCTTCAGCCCAGGCTGGCCGCTCTGGCGGGATACCATCCTCCAAAGCATCCATTACCTTGGAACAATTGTCAAGTATGGGTTTAATGAGTTCCGGCATGAACTCAATAGAAAACTCTTTGACTTCTTGGGAAGCCTTCCACTCATAGATAAAAATTAATTTATGAATGCCGGTAACGTGCATGTACAACATGCCTTGGCGAATATGTGTGGCAAACGGTTGACGTAGTGACTTCCACACACCATCGTAGGTAAGTGTTCCATCCGCGTATTGTTTATGAATATCTGGGGCCTCCATACGTATCGTTCCCATACCCACTGATTTGATTTCAATGAGTGCCCTTTTTTTACCGCTAGTAAAAATGCCATCGGCGTGTCCAAGGATCATGTACTTGTCGTCTTTAAGTGGAATTTCTCGATAGTAAATTTTGTGACTGGAGCACTTTGGACATGTCTTTGGAGAAATATCCCACCATTCATGTTGGCAGTCTTGACAACCCCATTGCCCTTCCAACACTCCTGCTTCCCACATCCATTTTTGCCACTTGCTATGGATGGCGTGACCTTCAGCAAAGATATTTAAACGCTGATAGGACATGGGTTTTGTTGGGGGCTTTTCCTCAGATGAGATGGTGTACCAGGATGCTCGTGGACACCAATCTTTTTTGGACAACTCACTTGGATGTAGATGCATAAAATCTCGTTTGGCATCTCGAACTTCTTGATTACGCAGCATCTGAACTGCTACGACAGGGAGAACATCCCCCGACATTGTCAACAACTTTTTGTAGGACTCACTGTTACTCACTGATCATCTCCAGAAAATCGTCTTCGGCAAGAACAACGTACCTGCGCCCACCGCAATCAAACTGTAGTACAGGGGTGCGATCCTCTAAAATTGCACGTTCTCGAAGTTCAACTAAATCCATAGATTTTAAGGTTATCCCCTTGATGTTGGCGGTCAACTTGTTCTCAATCAAAAAGTTATGGCTACGTACATCGTTCTTGCGCATCCAACCAGCACCTGACCGGGCGTTGCGGGACCCCTTATAGGTGTCAGCCGTTCTAACCTCCTGCTTCTTTGACTTCTTCAGGAGTTTTCTGGTCTTATCTGGGTCTCGTCCTAAAATCATCGCTTAATGCCAAAGTGCTTTTCAACGTCTACTTTAAGTTTTTTTTGCATCGTCACATCCTCACGGAAAGCGGCAATCATCTTGTCTTTACCCTGCCAACGTTCTTTTCCATATGAGTAGTAAGCACCAGAACGAGTGATGATTTCTACAACTGTGGCAATGTTAATCATGTCCTTTACTACATCAAATGACCCAAGGGAAAAACCATGGTGCTCCGTAAAATAGAAATCAACAACAGCAACCTGTGATGGTCGATAGGTCTTGTTCTTCAGGGTTCTGGCTTTGATGCTCTGGCCCACAATTTCATCTTTTTCTTTTATCCACTCATCACGCTTTACCTCAACACGCGTAAAGTAATGGAAGTTCTTTGCTTTACCGCCGGGGGTGGTGCGTGGATCTCCCCATAGCACACCGATCTTGTCACGCCACTGATTGATCATAATGCCAACACAGGAACGTTCTTTGTGAATCATGGAACGCTTTTGGGCCTCAGATGCCTTTCTAAAAAACTTAGATGTAACTCGAGCACCAAGACCAACGGTAAACTCATCCATCGACTTTTCAGACTCGGTGGATGGAACAAGAGCCGGAAGAGAGTCAATAACGACACAGTCAGCGGCTCGATTGGCCATAACTTCCAACACAAGGTTATAGGCATGTTCCATCAAATTGGTTTCAACTATCCATAACCTAGACAAGTCAACACCGATGGCTAGGGCGTAGCTTGGAACAAACTCTTCAGCGGCAACCCATACAGCAGTCCACTCAGGGTCAAGTTGTTGATTGGCGGCAATAGTGCGAAGGGCAATAGCTGTCTTTCCAGACGACTCATCTCCAACAATTTCGCTCCACTGATTGGTGGGCCACCCTCCACCAAGCATGAGGTCATACGCCAAGATTCCGGTGGTGATGCGCGGCAAGGCCGGTTGCATATCACTGCCAAGGATGACGCAAGATTCTCCTAAGTTCTTGTTAACTCCGGCAACGATGTCCTTAAGACTTGCCCACTGTTGTTGATCCATTTGTGCTCCTTATACTGCCCATGATGACTGATCCGCTTGTCTGTAAAGCCCATTCCACCCGCACTCAAAACACCGCGGGGCTGGTGGGTTTGTAGATAACCCACTGTTTGAGCGACTAAATACATTCTTACTTCCACAATTAGGACAAGTCAAGTTGCCATCTCGTCGGTGGGCTTCCCCACCTTTCCATGTTCTAATTGCCGTGCCCATCGTAGTCTGTCCTGTTGGATCCTGCTGTACGACGGTGGTGCGTGACGGTGTAGTCGTTTGCTGAGTGAACACAGGCAATACCGGCCTATGCGTTGTGGGCGGTAACGAAGCTTTAGTCGACTCGGTATCGCCATTTAATTTCTTTTCCCACCAGGAACTCATTCCACCACCACTTCTCCTAATAATGCAATCTTTTCGTTCATAAGCAACTTTTGAACCAGGGCAACGCCGTAGGCAAGGATAATTGTTTTGGTCTGCTCAACCAGTGCCTCAGTTTGTGGCATATCGTCGTCGGAGTCGATCATGCCTTTGGTCAGCACTTCAGAAAACCATTCTACCGATTCAACAACTTCGTTAAAGACCCCAAGTTCATACAGCATTTCCCATTGATTAGAAATCCACTCTTGTTCTTTTTCTTTAACATCGTCTGATGTGCCGGTAAAACCATGTTTATATGCAATGTCCTGACCAAGGTACAAGGAGAGCATGAGATAAAAATTTCTCTTATCAATGATGTGCTTCATTTGCCTTTAGCCTCCGACCAGCTACGTGCCGTGTGACACGATACTTTAAGTGACACACCCATAATAGATCGGTTATGACCCATGGCGTTTATAAAAAGTTCTTGAACGTCTTCATCTTCAGGAGAAACTGCTATAAGTTCGTCGTGAACCTGCACAACAAGTTTTGATTTTGTGTTCTTAAATACAGAAAACACCTCAATCATTGCGTCTTTGCATATATCTGCGGCAGATCCTTGAATAACCGCGTTAACTGCTTGGCGTTCTGCCCTCGAAACCTTCTCTTGATCTGACGACGTAATATCAATAAGCCTTCTACGGCGACCACTCAAGGTGGTTACATATCCTTTCTTTTGGGCTACGGCAATTACTTTGTTCTTCCACTGAGTAAGCCCTTTAAAACTTTTCCTATATGCAGCCATGATATTTTGGGCATGCTCATCACTAATACCTGTGGTCCTAGCAAGTTTGGCATACCCACCGCCGTAGGCGGTAAGGAAATTGACTCCTTTACCTATCTGTCGTTCTTCTGAGGTTACTTGTTCTAGTGGTTTTTTAAATACGGCTGCGGCGGTGGCGGTGTGAATGTCTATGCCTTCGTTAAAAATACGAAGTAGTTCTTTGTCTTGACTAAACATGGCCATGACTCGCAGTTCAATTTGGTCATAGTCGGCAACTAACATCCTGTACCCTTCCGGTGGTACAAAGAGTTTTCTTACTGTTGACTCTCTCGGAATGTTCTGAAGGTTGGGGTCTGAAGATGACAATCGACCTGTTGCAGTCCTGTGCAAATGAAATGATGGGTGAAGTTTTCCCTTATTTAGTTTTGGAATAAGACCCTCAACGTAAGTGGACTTAAGTTTTTGTAACTCTTGCCACTCAAGTAAGAGAGGGACAATAGGGTGCTTACCCCGAAGTTTTTCCAAAGACTCACTATCCACAGATGGTGCGTTATTTGGTGTTTTCTTAGGTGGCTTGAGACCAAGACCACCCTGTCTCTTTTTGTTAAAAAGAAACTGTTGTTTTTCCTTATTTGAGTCTGGGTTAAACCCAGGGTAAGCGATTTCTGAAATAGCCAACAACGTGTCTTTAAGTTTGCTGTCAAGTTCCTTACGCAAGGACTTGAGTGAATGGTGATCAACGGAAATGCCCTCTTCTTCCATATGCATAATCACATACAACAACTCCATGTCCTTTTCTAGGACTGGAATAAGGGGGCAGTCAATCTTAATTTTGGCAATAAGTTTTTTATAGGTAAGCCATGCCCACCGTGCATCTAAATGAACATACCGGGCTGCCACGTCGAAGGGAACACTGTCAATGTTTTTACCGATCTTTCCCTCGCGGTAGGCGTTGTGGTTGGCAAAGTTATGTTGAATAAGGCTGACAAGTGAGAAACTACTAATGTTTTCGTCACAAATGTGCTGTAGCACCATTGTGTCGCAATAAGGTTTTGACGGTAAAGAACCGTAGTACTTTTGAATAGATCGTGCGTCAAACTTGACGTTGTGGTTGATCTTTAAACACTCACTAAAAAACAATGGCCGTAGGTATTCAAATACTTCAAAACGGTCAAGTTGTTGAGGTGCTGGTTCAAACGTGGCAGGGATTACGTACTTGGCTTTAGCAAGAGACTCAGTTCCATCTTTCAAAACCTTGCGATGCCCGGGCGGTGGAATAGTGGAACCGTCGCCTCGTTCTTCTGGAGCAATTAGTTTTCCTACCTTGTGACCCATAGGAATTGCCCACGACTGTTCAGCAGTTGCAAGACCAATCCAAAAGACTTCATTGCGTTTTGGATCAAGTGCCAACTGAGATAAATATCGCTGGTGTATGACTTCTGTAGAACGTGCAACAATGTCGGCACTGGGGTTCTTAAGCGTTTTGATGTGATCGGAACATTCTTTTTCAAAATGCTCCATTACATCAGGATGACGCTCAAGAACCCCACGTGACTCGATATCAAATGAGAATGCCCCAACTTTTTGTATTTCAGAAACAATCTCGTTGATTTCGGAAACGGTATGAACCGTTAGGGCCATGAATTATTCCGCTTGAACTATCTCTGACGCAATTTCCAAGAGATCGGTGTGCGACGGAACCTGAATGATGTCGGATGAGTACGCCTTGTTGCGCAAAACCGACATGTTGTCATCGGTCAACCCTTCAAGGTTGAACTCTTCAAGGTCACGCTCACGAACGAGCTGCAAAAGGGTCTGTGTCTGAGCGCCCTTACCGGTGCGTGAGATTGCCCAGTAGTGCTTGGACAGCGGTCCCTGTCGGGGGTCGTTGTGGTAATTGCGGAGCTGGTCAATGAGGCGAACGCCGACTTCCAATGAGCGGATTTCGGGTTCCTCATTGCTGGCCAACAGCGCCACGTTGAATGCGAACTTGCTGGAGGCACGGAGACCGGCTTTGCACAATGGGCATCCATCGGGGTGGTTGCTGAGGCAGATGAATGACTTCTGGCCTTCGCGCTCGACCCAGTGTGTGCGGAACGATGCGTATGGCTCATCCTCAATGAACTTGATGATTTGAACATCTTCGGTGACCTTGAGGCGCTGTGCGTAAGGCGTGGTTGCCTCTTGCACTTTTTGTGCGGCTCCCCATCCACGTCGGATGATTGCCACTGCTGATGCGGTGGAGGGTTGGGCAGTTTCGACCCGAGCCTTCTTTGTCATCGTGGTGGTTGCTGCTTCGGTGATTTGTTCCATGTTGACGGTGTCGTCAATCTCGAACTCTTCATTGTATTTGTTTGGCATGACGTTTGTCCTTTGTTACTTTGTCCAATGTTGCTTGATGTATTTCTTGAATTCATTCCAGTTAGCTGACCTCTGCCTTGGTTCATCACCAATGAATTTGTCAACTGCTTGGATGATCAACTCTACCTGCGCCCGAGTGTAAAGACGACGACCCTGGGTCTTTTTTCCAGGAATTTGTTCTCCTTTCGGCATCGGGCTCCTGTATGTTGCGGGAGGAATTCGCCCCCGGCTTTCCCACGCCCGCACGGTAACTGGTCGTCGGCCCAAAAGCTTTGCCAGTTGCCCTACGGTGTAGAACTCTATACGCACACCGTTCATGGTGTAAAACGTTGGTTTTACGTTAGCAGAGGGGTCTCCCAGAGTTTCGTACTCTTTTCTATTCTTTGGCTTTTTGGAACCGGGATAGTTGGGAAGATCCCCAAAAATGTTATCTATACTTTCAGTGCCCAAGACTCTTTCTCCATGTAAAAGGATTTAACCTGTTCCTGCAATTCGGGATTTTGCCACGCTAACCCAAGGATCTTATCCTCGTTTAGTACTTCGACTACTTCTTTTACTACATCCCAATGACCGTTTTGTTTTGCCCATGCTTCAGCGGCAGCGGAATTAAATACTTTACTAACGCGGCGCTCGCGTTTGATCTCAACGTCATCAAGAGTCAACCATAGGTGGCCGTTACTATCAGGGGACCCATTGGCAACAAGAGCGTCTGTCAGTTTGGTCTTCATCTCAGCGTTGCGCTTTTCAAGAGCGTCAATCATCTCTTTGGCTTTCTTGTACTCACGTACAAGGCCCTTGATGTAGTCGTTATCTACTTCTGCCATTTTATACCTCGCTTGTTTTGAGAAAATCGCTGAGTGTTCCAAGTGTTAATTGATAACTGTTGTTGTAATCATATCCACCGTCAATGAACGCTTTGTTGATGTTGCGCTTCTCTTGAAGCATTTCATACTGACGCTCTTCGACGCTTCCTTCCATGACCAACGCCACGATATTAACGTGGGTGTGTTCGGATGACAACCTGATGATTCGAGATTCCCGCTGATCTAGTTTACCGGCGCTCCATGGCAGGTCATAGGAAATTAGGTAGTTAGCAATGGGCAAATCCAACCCATAGCCACCGGCATCTGAGGATAAGAACAAACGTACAGACTCGTCATTGGTGAACAATTGTTTTGCTGTATCTCGTTGGGCGTTATTCATTGTTCCGTCAAAAATAACGCTTTTAGTTAAATGTGCTGTTGCTTTTTGAATAAGTTTCAAGTTGTAGGTATAAAACGAAAACAATACAACTTTGTTCTTTGAATCTTCAGCAAGAACAGTTTCAAGGTATTCAATAAGCACCTCGAGTTTAGGTGATTTCATTCGTGTAGCAATTACACCGCGACTAACGAGCTCATAAGCATATTCGCTACCTTGATTGTTAGTGGTTCCGTACAGGTGGGCTGACAACTGAACTAAATCTGGGTTGTCGCAAAACATACGTAGCGCGGTAATTTGTGACATGATTCGTCCCTGATCAGTTTTGTCTTGTCGACCAAAATAGTGAGTCCATAGGTCAAAGCCACGCCCAAATGATGTAATGGCTTTTTGAATGGAGTTAAGTAGTTCCTTGGCAATAATTCTGTATGCCTTTGCCCCGTCTTTATCAAAAGGAACTGGGATGACTGAATGAATGATCTTGGGCAACTGATCTGCAATGTCTTCACGTCGTTTACGAATCATTGTCGTCTTTAACGTTTCACTCAATACGTCAAGATTTCTGTAACGCAATGGCTTACCAAACATTTTGTCTCTAACAATAAATGTCCGGTCAAATGTTTTAAAATCACCTAATAGTTTTGGATCAACAAATTGCATAATGGAAAACAATTCCTCTGGACGATTTTCAATGGGTTGGCCAGTAAGGGCGAACCGATAGTGGTAGGTCTTGCCAATCTTTTTTAGAATACGCGAACGTTGGGACCTGGGGGTTTTAATCATTGTCGCTTCGTCAATAACCATTGCGTCAAAGCGGTGTTCTGAATAATACGAAAGATCTCGTTTTAAAGACTCTGGGTTGACAATGACATATCGAGACCCAATTGATTTACGCCATTGGTCAATACGTGCTGACTGAGCCCCATCAATAACGGTTGAATGGGCATCTGTAAATTTTTGTATTTCTCGTTGCCATTGATACTTGAGTGCTGCCGGGACAACAATGAGAGCTTTTTGTATCTCTTTGCCCTCATGTAGGTGTTCTAGGGCTGCCAGCGTTGTAACCGTCTTACCAGCACCCATGACGAGGGCAAGAAGCATTTGCCCACGTTCGACCATCGCGTCGACAGCCTCTTGTTGGAATGGGTAAAGTTTTCCGTTAAACACTGGGGATCCACCATGGTAGTACTGACGCACCGGTAACTGCTTCGTAGATCTCAGAGTCCGTCATGTCACCAAGATCCTTAACAGACGTATGACGATACCTTAACCATGTAACAGGGTTTTTAAAGGATGGGAGAGAAAGCTTTAATTTCTTTGCCGCGTTAATGCCAGCTTCGTCATTGTCTAGGGCCACAACTAACTTGTTTACATATAGTGAAAGCAGGGCAATTTGGCTTTTGCTGATATGTGCGCCAAAGGATGCAAGACCACAGACCCCATCCATAACTGTGCTTAGCCTGACCACATCAAGAGGGGACTCAACCAACACACAAGTACCTGAGTTGATGGAGTCAAGACCAAACAGAGTTTTTGATTTAGAAACGCCGGTGGGATAGTTAAGGACTCGAGACTTTGATTTAGATTGCCAACCCATTAATTCTCCTGTGGGTGCAACAATTGGAATGATCCATGACTGTGTTGATGTGTCCCACCGGATACCGTAACGACGCACTGCTTCCCTATCAAGGTTCTTTTCCTGTAGTCGAGCATCTGATGGTACGGAAAACTTGCTAAACGTAAACCAATCAATGGGTACAGCTTTCTCTTCTACCTTTGGAGTTGATATCCGATTAAGACTGTTAGTAATCAAAAACTTATGAATCGCAACGATGGAGTCTGTTTCCCCGGTGATTTCAGAAACAAGTTGTGAAAGAGTTCCCCGTGCTCCACATGAGTAACAAATCCACAAGCCGGTATTGCCGTTCATCGACCACGACGGAGACTTATCCTCCTTGCCAGTGCGCTTAAGGTGGACTGGGCATCGAGCAGATATTTCTTTTTCTCCTGCCCTAATAACGTCAACGCCTAATCGACGCAGAACGTCAGCAAGATCAGTAGTACCAGTTGTCGGTGTCATTGTCATCATCGGTATCGTCTCCTACTTCGGTGAAATTCATATTTGCCCAATCCCAGTTAATCTTGATTTCCCCAAGAGGAGCCGAGCGAGCAAGTACTACGCGAATAATGGCTTGATCTTCAATATCTGGGTCGGCTTCAACACCAAGCACTAGGTCTGAGTCTTGGGCAAACGAAGACGTGTAACCGATTGCATCAGACGTAATCTTTCTAGATTTTCTGTTATTTAGTTTCCATGACAGAACCTGGGTGGTTCCGACAATGGGGATGTCTTCATTCTGTGCCACACGCTTTAATGCACGAGTGATGTTGGTCAGGGCTTGTGGAGAACCCTTTGGCTCTCCGTTTTCGTCATCCATCAAATACACACCGTCAACAAACAAAATGTCCGGTTTGTATTCTTTAATTTTTGCGGCCAGTGCACCGACTGTTGTAAGAGAAGACGTGTCTTCAGTGATGATGAATGGGTGCATGTTCTTGCGCATGCGTAACGTATTTGAAACCTTTTCAAGTTCCTGTTCGCTCATAGATCCACGCAAGATGTTGCTGTAGGGAACACCAGCAACAATTGCGTCGTATCGAGCAGCTTGTTCATCTGCTGACATTTCAAAGGAAACAAACAGTGGTGTCTTACCGTGTAGGTGGGCGGCGTTTGCCATGTACAGCGTCATAAGCGATTTACCACGCTTTGCTTCACCAACAAAGGTAATCAACTGCTGTGGTCGGAGTCCAGAGGTAATGCGGTCAAGACCAAGTAGCCCGGTGGGAATTCCACGAAGTCCGTTGGGTGTTTTTTGCAACTCAATGTATTTCTCAACACGTTGTTCCCATGTCTCAATAAGGTTTACATCTCGAAGCCTGGTGGTGTCAGTAGTGGCTTTGTTTACGCCTCTAGTCAGCAGGGTTAGGGCCGCATCAACGGCGCTTTGTTCCAGCGCTGGCATTGCTTCTGCGACTGCTTCTAGCAAACTCCTGTGTTTATACGCTTTGTAAACCTCTTCAATCAACCCACTAAACGGCTCTTTAGAAGCGTCAACAAGCGTAATGTCGCCAAACTGTTGCTTGACTGCTCGAGCAGTTGGAACCGAGTTGTGTTCTCTCCAGTAGATCAGAACCCATTCCCAAACCTGTCCCCATGTTTGAGTGAAGTGAATGTTCTTGACACCAAGCTTCAGTGGATGGGTGATGTTCTGGTCTTGAATGACCTTGCTGATAAGAAGGTGTTCTGCACTAGCCATTACAAGTTCCAACTTGTTTCAGGAGTAACTACAGTTGCCTTCATGCCAATCCTTCTTGCGTATTCTTGGTCTGCGACGTAGATGGTTTTAATTTCTGGAAAAAACTTTGAGGTCTCTGTCAAATCATCTATGTCAGCGTAGGGGACCACAGTAGTAGAGATGTTGCGCTTAATCAACCACCGGTCAATTGCTTCGGCAACTTCAACCGGAAGAAGTGTGTATACAACTACGCCAATTTGTTTTCGATTAATGGTGTCAATTACGTGTTTTAATGGAATCTCATGTGCTTTCCAATAGGTGAGGTATGCATCATAATCGTTAGCTCGTAGGCGGATGTTCGCAATGACCTTACCTAGTGTATCGGGTGGTGAGGCCAGTACCCCTTCAAAAAGTACGGCGAGTCCCGGTGGGGCGTATGCGGAAATGTCACCCCTCTCCACTGGCTCTCCATAGTCGGTAATCGCCACCAAGAAATGGAATGAACAAACAACAGTCGGTGATAATTGACGAAAGTCTGTTCCCATAAATTTGAGCAAGCTTTTTCATGGGGATGTCTGTTGTGATGATTGTTGGTAACTGATTCTCATATCGTTTACTTAACATAGATGTAAGCGACTTCTTTGCAAATTCTGTTTGCCTTCGTTCAGTACCTAACCCATCAAGAACCAGCAGATCGTAAACATTGTCAATGTAATGAACCGTATCTGCATCAGATGATTCATCGTCGTATCGTTCGTCATCTAAGGCCGAATAGGAAACATCAAGATATTGTTCTGCTGTAATGAAATACCCACATGTTTCTGTTGTGGCAACTGCTCGTTTCAAAATAGACGTAGCAATGTGGGTTTTACCACTTCCGGTTCCGCCAAACAAATACAACCCAGTGCCTTCGTTTAAGTTCTGTTCAACGTTGTTTACCCAGTGCCGTGCGTATAAAACAACATCTTGACTTCCGTGTTCTTCATCATAGTTATCAAGGGTTGCGGCCAGATATTTTTTAGGGATCTTTGTGTTATGGAGTCGTTCCTCTAGGGGTCTCTTTCTCCAGTATTTTTGACTCTTAAGCTCAGCCATTTTTATTTCCTTTTTTGAAGCGCTTGTCAACAGTATACGACTCGTAGGTGTAGGTATTCGATCCAATTTTTATTTTTTCATACAAAGAATCTAATCGAGAAACAAAGCCCCGCCACGCCGGAATAGCGGTTGGTAGGGGAGCCTGTTTGATGTCGTGTGCAAACTGATCAATCATCAAAACAATTTCATCGTTGGATATTCCACGTTGTCGTAAATTCTTAAATGCCTTCATTAAAGCCACGCCGTTTACTGGAGCTGACAACGTCATCGTTGTTGGAATTACGGTGTCTTTAAAATAATAAACAAGTGACTTTAACGACGTTTTCTTTTTTGGTTGAACAACAACTTTTTCTTCATCGTCTTCACCTAGCGCCTTACCCCATGAATCAGAAATCATGTCAACGATTCATGGAGTGCTTCATGCATTTCTGCAAGCTCTTCTTTAAATGTTTCCACGTCCTCATCTTGAACCATGATCGATATTGCCATTGAAAAAAGATTACTAGTGTGTGCATTTACCAACGCAATGGGTGTTGAGTACTGCACTCGATGTTCAAGTAGATCGGTGGCCCATTGATTAAACACATTCTTGCGTCTACCAATTTCATCGTCGTATCCACCGGTTGTCCACCCGTCTACTACGCACGTCCATCCAGGAAGTGTGATGTCCATGTACCCGCGCCACATGCTGGTAGAAACCCACTGTGCTCTTACTTTGAGAGGTTTTTTTCGCCACATAATCGGAGAATCGCCGTACTCATCCAATTGAACAAAGTTAGCAATGTAATACGTTGAGACCTCTTCACCGTCAACAATAAAAATTGTTTCGCAGTTGTCTAGGTCGGCGCTGTAACAACTTTCGCAGATCGGACCGTCGCCATCTTCGGGGTACCAAGAAAAATCATTTTCCTCAATTTTGGCTTCACACAAAACACAGGCGGTTGGGTACATATCATTCCTCCGTTTTGGGATCTGGCTTAAGTTGCTGTCTCCACTTGGGATCAGTGTTAAACAAATCTAGTACACCATTAGACCTCCGCCCCCGGGTCTTGTCTTGGTTTAGATTAGTCTTTCTTGATTGGGTGTCACCAGTGACACCCCCAAGGGGTGTCTGGCGTGGCACTGGGGGGGTGTCAGGTGTGACACTGCTCTCGGGGAGGGTGTCTGACGCGACACCCCTAATTCGAGCCATTGGATTGTTGAAGTCGATCATGTACTTGTTGGTCAACTGCCGACCACCTTTGCCGTGTCGGTGGTTGAGCTCAATCACCCCAACTTCGTGAAGTCTTGCCATTGCCCTAATGACTGTGCGTCGGCTATACCCAGTCTTTTCTGCCAGATGCTCATACGAGGTGGTTAGTTCTTGCGTTTCGTTGTTTAAATACTCTAGGGCTGTAACCAGCACGTGGAGCGATACAGAATCGCCCTTGATGTAGTTCATTACCCACTTTGGGACTGGTATAAACGGTCCTCCAAACTTGCTTCCTGCCATGGTTGCTTCCTTTCTTTTGTGGTGCTATTATGTATCCCAAGGGTAAGTTATACACCTGAATCCGCAGCTGGCCTTCGGGAATACAACTGCGGTCCTGTGGGGGTTTGTGGCCGGGGGGTTTTCCTTCCTTCTTGACCCCGGCCCCCCCCACAGATGGTTAGGACAAAGCGTTGACAAACCTAACGATTTGATCTCTTGAACCAGTGAATGACTCAAGTACCCCGTGGTCGTTTACGTATGCCAGTACAAACACCATGTCAGACGCATTAGGAAGCGTTTTAAGAGGCGGTTTAGCTTGGGGGGCTGTCTCCCTAGGGGTAGTAGTTTTTGTCGCATCCTGGGGCTTCCCAGAGGCCTCTGGTGCCAAGCCAGTCTCTGGCTGGTCTAGGTACAACGGAACCAACCCATTGCAGAGGTCAACTGTCTGCATACCACGGCTAAGTGATGACATGCAAATCTCAGTTGTGAGAGCCGTTGGGACACCATCAACGTCATCCCACAAAACCAGGGTTGTGTACTTTGGATACAAGTTAAAAAAATCAGCCATCAAATGATCAACTTTGAGTATTTCTCCAGCCGCCTCCTTGACTACTGGATGGACCTTGGTGGTTCCGTCGTGGATAACCGTGAACTGGCCCTCTTTAAACGTAATCAACCAATCAAGCACATGTGCCTGACCATCGGAAGCCTTACCATCCCAAAGATAGACAATGTGGGAATTATCTCTCAAGTCATTTAGTCCAGCCTGGATTACCGTTTCTCCTGCTGTACCCTTACCGGCAATTAAGCAAATGCGTTCTTGTTCCATGTTGTTCTCCTATTTAAGTGATTTACGAAAGGCCATGTCACCCATCAAGGTTAGACATCGAAGGATGGCGTGGCATGCACCAGCAAGTGTGGAGATGACAAGGCCACCAAGAATCATGTTCTCAATGTCAACCAAAAACGAGATTGCATATGAGGCAACTATTCCAGCGACCACCTTAACCCAAGTCATGGGCTCCCTGGGCAAAAGTAAGTCCACCACTTGTAGGAGTTTGTAAACGGCTAGTGCTCCAAGTATGTATTCCATGTTATTCCTTTACGTTTTGTTTGGGATCCAATCGTAGACTATGTCGTAATCAATTGATGTGTCAATCAGCATAGTGACAGGAAGAAGTTTTGGCAACACGCGTTCGATTGCATCAATGGTTTTTTTACGATTTGTTGTGTATGTGGAATATGATGCGTAATTGCTTCCAGACCACTGGTGATCTGAAAAAGTGTTTTGATACATAAATCCACCGAAGTCAGATGCACCATTAAAGAAAATTCCGTAGGCCCTTGGCTCAACCATCCATTTAGTAACTAACATGGTTGCCCCAGCATCGATTCCAAAAATACCAACCGGGTATGCCGATGATGCAGAGGTGGTTTCTGGCATTAACATGACAGCACGGTTTTCTGGAGACAACGCCGCTGGAATAATTCGATCATTAAGTTTTGTTGTTGACCAATCAGAAAATGTTGCTGATGAACTAACCCACTGAGATCCCCAAAACTGACCGGCACTTGCTGTCATGTTTAATGACATCCAGTAATTAACTGTGTTATCAACTGGAACACCCAGTAGTGATTGCACGGAAAATTGAGCAGACGATGACCCTGTATTTGTTACAAGAAGACCACCACTAGCAGTGGTATACGAAACTGATGCGTTCTGAGAAGCAAATTCCCATTTTTTAGTTGCGGACGTGATGACAAATAATGAATCAGGTATCAAGTTTGCTTTTTCCGCGTACACGCGAAACTTAAATCGAGGTGTTGAGTTTGATTCAACAACATCAACTGCACATCCGCTAAGTGCTGTCAAATAAGCAATCGCTGCCTGTAGTGTACCTTTTCTCTGCCGGTAGTAACCAATGTCTTTAAGTACTTGTCTTATTTTAGAAACACCAAGTTCGTCAACCCCAGATTCCAAACCCATTTGTTTTGCAAGGTAGTTAATTGAATTTGATTCACATTTGTCAGGGTCGTATTGGTTAATAACAGAGTCAATAAGTGTTCGTTCTTTGTCCATTTCAAAACCAAAGATGTACAAAAAGCGATACAACAAACCGTGGCCTAAGTTTTCAGGATCGTCAGCTTGCCCATAAATATCAGATTGTTGTTGATAATAGGGAATTCGACTCCACAAAGAGTCAATTGAGTTATAGTCAAATGGAACGAGTTCTTGTATTGTGGCAACTCGCTCGTACCAACTAACGCCACTAGGGCCTGTCCCGTTTTGATTCCAATGTAGGAAAAGAGAATAGTAAGCCCATTTACCCGATTCGACACCCACGTGATCAACTGCGTATGTGTTATCAAAATGCTTTTGAGTTTTAATGATTTTCCCATCAGCAACCGTTTCAGGAGACCCAGTAGGTGAATACACCAAAACAATTCCTTGAATGTTTGTAACGCCAGATGCATTTGTTTCTGGGTCGACGATATTTAAAGGTGACCAAGATAAACGAACACGATTATGGTCAACTGATTGAGCGATAATAAAAGCTTCAAGATCGAGTTCCGCAACTGGAATAAGAAAACCATCGGCCCTAAGAGCCGAGTCCGAGTCAACGCGAGTAAATCCGGATGGCGCTGTTGTATCGTCTGCTCTTAGGTAAGAACCGAATGCATTTGCATCCGGGCTTGCTACAAGGTCAGCTCTCCTGACTCGAAAAGATACGACAGCCATTACGCTTCAGTAATCCCTCCGCTACCGTTTATCATTACGTTGGTAAGCAGAAGCAGTTTGGTGTTTTCAGCCTGGACTCCGTAGACACTTGGAGAAGAACTAATTGTGTCAATACCAGAAGTTGCCGTGGTGAACTTTGTAATGTTTACATAGTCAACTCCAGAAACATTCATAATTATTCGGTAGAGTTCACCAAGGGTAATTTTTTGACTAAACGTAACGGCATCAAAAGTAAATAGATCTTTTATTGCCAGTCGAACATCGTCAACTACTTTTTCCTGGATGTACGCCGGTAGTATGGCAACGTCACATTCAACTTTTACGTTTTGTAGGCTTATAGATGGGAGAACTACGGAGTTAACGCCAATCATTTCCCTTGGGCGTAGATACTCATAAATTGAGTCACGGTATGAACTGCTCAACAGTAAGGGGCTTGTGGTTGCCCCCTCAGCAAGAGTTCCATCGTAAATATCTTGTGGTGTAAGTGCAAGAATTTCAACTTGGGCATTCATGTATGTCCCAGCTGCAACACTTGCTGAAGAAACGTTTGCCGATGCAACATCATAAAGAAGCGATGATCCAGAAGATCCGGTTTTAACTACAAAAGTTCCATCAAATGGTTCACCAACACCAAAGATTGCGATGGTGTCACCAACCGAAAGGTCATGTGCGGAGCTAGTAGTTAACGTAGCAACGCTTGCAGATAAAACCTTGTTTGTAACAACACCACGTTTAGCCGTTTTACCAACGTTTACCTTGGCGGTAGCTTTTACAATTCCTGGAACACGAAGAACTAGGTCAATGTAATCCTGCAAAGATACAGCCCTGTCCTGAGAACGGAAAGCAGCCGGAATGTTATTTTTAAGCGATGCGGCACTTTCTGAATCAGATCCACCAAATGCTCGAGAGGTGTTTGGAGTAATGACAATACCGTCATATGACGGGCCAAAGTTATTGGTGAGTGATTCAAATTCTTTAATTGCATTTGGACCAACGTTTCCAGCCGAGCCGCGGCTTCGTCGATAAACAATACTAATCAACGCGTTATTAGTTGGCACCTTTCCATGGACACCGTTACCAAAATTCAAGGTAGATGAATCATTTGCGTTTAGATCAACAGAGTACACAAGTGACGTGCTTGAGTACTCAACCAACCGTTCAACATTTCCGTAACGTATAGCGTTTCCGCCTGCGCCCTCAAACACGTCAACGCGAATAGAACTGTGAACAATGCCTGTTTTATTAAGAGTAAATTTTTGAGTAGCCAATCCGTTACTTGTAAATGATTCCGAAAAGATTTCTCCTTCTATAACAGGAACCGTAATCAAAGACGATTTTTGATATGTGTCGTATCCAGTTACAGGTGTTCCAGAGACATTAAAAGCAGTATCGCGATCAAGGGTAAACACCACTTTTTCAGCACCCTCAACCAGTGGGGTTGCCAAGAAACGGGTACCTGCCGGGATAAGGATTGGAGAAGCATCAGTTGCCTCTGACAACGTTGCATCTAATTTGATAGACGACACCGCAGCGGTACGCCCAATTGGAATGTAGTCAAGAAGTTTTGCAATAGACAACAACGAGTCTCGTTGCGTTGCTGTTTCTAGAAATGCTTCCCTTGAAGCCCTATCAACGTAATAGTGCAAAACATCGCCCATGTAAGCCCACAAGTCGACAAGCAGCATGCCAAAGTCAGACTGATCACGACTTGTCCATTCTGGAAAAATTAACGTTGCACGTTCTAACAGTGCGTCTTTGATTGACGCAAAGTCGCGGTTTGTGTAGTCAAAACTTAAAGTCATAGGATTGATCCTTCACCTAACTCGTCGGGGTTTACTACCTCAACAACAGCCGTACGAATACCAAATGCTGGCAAACTGTAAGTTACTTCTATCATTACAGTGTTTTCTGCAAATTGAGATAATGTGTCATTTTTTACTTCAACCAATTTCAAATCAAGAATTTGTGCTCCAGAAACATTTTGTTTAAGACCATTCAGCGCCTCGTTTTTATATTCACTAAATACAAGAGAGTCATAATTATCAAACAAAAGTTTTGAGGTGTTAGCGCCATAGCTTGGGTTCATTACTCGTTCCATAACGTTTGTGGTCAAATAATCCACTATTTTTTGAGAAACAATGTTTTCTGTTTTTGTAAGAACGGTAAGGCCACCGCCATCGGAAACTTGCAAAGGTGTTTTTAAAATGGACATAATTAACTCGGATTTACATTGAGGATGAATACGTTTGAAAAGTCAGAACCGTCAGCGGTTACCACTACTTGTTCTCCAACTTTTGGAACCGGCCAAACACCATTATTCGCTTTACGCCCAATCCTAGAAACAACAACGGCTGTTTCTGATCCAAATCGTGCCGGTATTCTGACCTTGATTTCGCCCGTTGTTGAGTTAGCCGAAGAAACAATTGCTCGATATACCCCAACTGGGGGGCTGTGCATATTATTGTTACTGTTAGTAGACATAGGCAAACTCTCGTGAACTTACCCATCTATTATTGCTCAAAACTGAAGTAGGCGGATTTCGGTACACAGAACCGGGGGATGTCTGTAAACCTTGGTCATTAGTGGCATCTGTTTTAAGTTTCAATGTGGTGACAAAATGGGCATTATTTACTAAGTGATTTACTTCTGAAATGATCCAATACCCATCAAACTTTGAATCATACTTGTTTACCAAAGCCAACCTTCCCGGCAATGCGGTGGAGATACCAATCACAGATACCTCGGCATTCATGGGAAAACTTTGCCTTGTGTATCGATTTATAAATTGTTTTAAGGCATCTTGTGACACAGCATTCATGGCAAGCTCATGGGTAAAACGAGGTGTAAGTGTTTTTCCAAGACCGCTTTTAAGGCTGTCGCTAGATGTCACTGTTATGTTTTTTCTAAGAACGTCAAATGATTTTAAAGACCAGTTTGCGTGGTTACCATCTGGAGTCACATCACCAAAGGTTCCTTTAAATTCATAAATTGATCCCGGTTGTCTTTGTGTTGTTTCCCCAATGCTAATTAATTGGGTTGGAGGAATAGAACGAAAATATGGGGAAAATGAATCATAGACATGTATATGAGTTCCACAAACCATTACGCAATAGCCGATGGATTGCGCAGTTTCAAACAGCACTTCCCAATCACTTTTGTTTGCCTGTTCAATTACTTTAAATGTGTAGTTGTTATTGGGCACTGAGTAGGACAATTGATAACGGTTTGCTATGGTTGCTACAAGTTTTGGCAACGTTGTATCAACGTACACAGTGCTTTTTATTTGTTTCATGTCGTAGCTTGAGCCAAAGCACACAACACGCGCTGCCTGGATTAATGACTCGTTTACAATGCCCATTCTTGTATTGGCTTCAATATCTACATACGCAACATAACCAGTAAATGTGATCATGTTGCTTTCATTGTTTCCCAAAGTAATCGATACAGGAAGCCCAATGTACTCGGTTACCGCGATGCCGGGAAACCCCGAATACGTAATGACTGCCATGTCATGTTTGTTTTCTGCCATATTAAGTTCAACAGAAACAATGCGCGTATCTGGAACGGTTGCCCTATCAATGAATACATTAAGAAGGGGAGCGTCGTTATACGCGTTTCTAAAAATCATTGCGGAATGCGAATGACCGTTCCGGCCTCAAGATCCAGTGGAAATTTTATTTGTGGGTTGATATCAGCAATACGCCAATACTGTGAGCTATCGCCGTACAGGCGGGCAGCAATGTTTTCAAACGTATCCCCGGGACCAACCATATATGTTTGTACACCAACTGAATAGTTTGGTTTTCTTACAGCAGTTAACTTCCCATCAACTGTTGAGTTTTCTCCGTAGGTGTATCTAGAAAGTGTGTACAACATTAAAGTTTATCCGGGAATCCGCTATTTGAGACAGATAAATTTTCAAACAATTTGTCTTCGTCAAGCCGTAATGTCCAATTACCTTTAATTACTTGCTTTGATTTATACCCAGCTTCGAACCTACGTGCTTGAATCCGCATAGTTAGTTCAACGATAAATTCTTCATTTTCATACGGAATAATTACTTGCCCCTGACTTCGTGGCCGAACAAAAGTCCATCCTTGATTGTCAGTAACCCATTTGTCTTCTTCAAACTTAATATCTGCTCGTCGTATTTCCCCACTAGTTGTAATGACAAATGGATCTTTTTTTGTACCCCAACCTTTTAGATATTCTAATTCTGAAGGAAATGGTTTGGTGTAGTCAATTTTTTCTATAGTACTTCCAGACGGGGAGCTTCTACCTTTAGTTACTGTTCGAGCTTTGTCAGGGTCGTTTTGATCAGCGCCCTTGGCATATTTATGCCAATACATTTTAATCACGCCCTCGTAAAAAAATGTAACTTCACCACCCGATGAATTACCATCTCCTTCGTATTGTTTTCTAAAATCTTTTCCTGAGTCTGTTTCACCAAGGTCCATTTTAAAGGCAAAGTTTTGTGTTGAGTTTGCAAACACAATGTCATTTAAGCTGTCCCTATCATTAAAACCAAACAAACCGGATTGATCCTCTGCGAACTTAAAAAATGAATCAATGCCTTGCTGAGTTTGTTGCAAAACGTTTTGGTTTTTTTCCGTTGGGCCAACTGGGTCAGCAGTTCCAGAGGCTGGTGTTCCAGATACCGGAATCGGTGCAGTAAGCATTGTTTGTTTTTTCTCAAACCCAATGTAAAGAGCCTGCATTTGAACTTCAACACTGGCCTGGGATGGTATGTAGTCCCTTGTAAACTTGTGAAAGTTTACGTTCATTGACGTAATGAATCCTTCAACAATCATCCATTTAGAAAGAACAACGCGAATTGGCACTGGAGTAATAAACGCCGTATTACCCAAGTTTGGATTTAAAGAATTTTCAGACCAGGGAGTAGTTACTGTTTCTGTATCTTCTTTATCCTCGTCGTCAGACGTACTGGGGTCAGCAGCTGGTGGATTCGCGGCCCGAGCGTTTAATGTTTGTTTAACTATGTTCAACATTTCTTGGTTAAACCCTTGACCAACTACTGCGTCTAACACCATAATGTCGGCAAGTACACCAAGGCCACACACCCAACTGGGGTCATAGTTGCTGTCAATAAAGTATTCAGGATCATTGTTTAAATAATTTGAAAGCGTTTTAACATTGACATCCCTTAATCCAGTACCGGTCCTAAATTTCTTTGAGACAAGTTCAGCTTCTCGATTAAACAAAAGTTTAAAACCGTAAGAGGCTTGACCCGGAATTGGCACCGATAGCTGCGCCGGTTCCTGGTTAAAAAAGAACTGAGTATCATAAGCATTAGCAGCAACAGACCGAACAATAGTGTCTGGTTGAAATTGAAAATTACAACGACGATTATAGATTGTGGGGGCATTTTCCATTTTTGCGTAAAACTCAGTTAAGCGACGAATATACCCCCGCTGCATTTTGACTCGCTCAGGAACACGTTTTTTAGATCCAAGGTTTACAAAAGTGTCCCCTGGATAAATAAACAGTGGGTTATCTTGAGCACCGCTTGGAGGAGTTAACGGCGTTATATAAAAATTAAATCCTTGAGATTGAAGCTTTGAGTATACAGATTTGGTTTTTAATTGTGCTTCTCGCGTGTCTGCTGATCCAGATGTTGCATTTTTAATAATGGCAGCATTGTTTGCGGCAATTTCTTTTTTGTGTTGGTTTACCCTTCGTTCTATTGCGTCTGCAGTCATTACGTTGTCCTCAACAATTCTCGCTTGACTTCCCGTTGCAAGATCCTAGAAATTTCTTGCGCTATACGTTGAGCATCTTGTGCATTATTACCAGTAGAGGTAACGTAAATGTTTGGAGCAATGTTAACACTTGTTCCACCTTGTACAACTATTCCAGAACCCTGGGGAGTAGGCACATTGCCAATTGGGTCTCCTCCACCAAAGCCAAGTTCTTTTGTAATTGCTTGGGCTTTTGGCATGATGGATTCTGTTTTGGCAAGTGGATTTCCATCAATGTTCCACGGTGCATAGTTACCACCACCGAACAGTATGCGAGCAGCTCGTACGTTTGTTTCTGGGTCGTACAATTCTTCGTTTTTACTAATTTTAAAATACCCACGCCTAGCCGGTCCCATTTTGCCCAGCATGTTTACTTGGAATAATCCGTATGACAAATCGTCGCTATCGTCTGCCATAGCTCCCGGAATCCAACGGGATTCTCTCCAAGAAATGGCAAGCATGTTGGTTATATCCTTGCCACGGAATCCCTTTTTGTACAAAAGTCGGGCTACGTCGTATGGATCCATTGGTTGTTTAGATCCGGTGAGACTTGAATAGTTGGTAGCCCCAATCTGATTTGCTACTCGTCGAACCGTTGCAGATTCGCCAACGCCATCCATCCGAGCAGCGGTTGCTGAGAACGGCTCCCCAAGGATAGAAGCAATACTTAGTTGGCTAAATGTCTCGTAACTGGAGCCAAGTGCGCCGGGGGCTCCAATTACTTTGTCACCAACCACTGCTCCATTAGTTGGCTTTCCACGTGCATCTACTTCCACGTTTGCAGAATCACGACTTGTACCGGCTGGCTGACCCCACGGAGAACCCTGTTTTTCATATTCATAACGAGAGTCGGGAAGCTCTGCTGGCTGAACGTGCCAAGGTTCGTTGAGATTCTTGGCAAATGTTTTTAGACCATACTTTTCAGCGTTCTTAACAACCCAGTCAAGATCACCAACGAGGTCGGCTGCCAAACCAATTTCGTGCATTGAACGCCCCGGAGGTGCGGCGGGGGCACCGGATACGTGTTTCCATCCTTTTCCATCCCAAGTCAAGTCTGCTTTTTCATTTCCTTGAACAGGGCGATAACGGTCTCTAAACATCCTTGCTTGCTCAGACTCAGATCGATGACCTGTACCAAGACCAACGTTTGGATTGGCAGCGAACATGCGAAGCAGTCGATCACGGAATCGAGAATTAAGTTTTGAGAATGATGGACTATTGGCTAGTTCACCAAGAGTCACGCGTTTTGCTGGAGTGTTGTAGCCCATCGGTACTTTTGTTAGTTGCGGATTACCGGTTTTAGCTGTCGGAACAGGGTCGCCGGACAGTAGTGTTGCTCCAGCTGCGGCCATTCCAAATGCAGCAGGTGCCCCAACTCCTGATGCTCCTGCAACAACACTACCCGCCATCAAAGCACCGCCCAGTACTTTACGAGCAATACTTCCTTTTGTAGATACACCAGTTCCAACAATTCCTGAAAGTTTGTCTTCAAA